GCTTGTGTGTAGCGGATATGAGCTACCCATGTCGAGCCTCCATAATCTTGCAAGTCGATGTAGAGCGCAGACCCGCCAGAGTCTTTCCCGGCCACATCAGTCGTTACCGCCTGAGTATCAGCCAGAAGCCATGCAGCGTCATAGTTACTTGCGCCGCGAATGTTGTTTTTCATAGTTGTTGCCATGTTGTTACCTCATTAAGAAGCTTTGATGCCCTGAAGCACAGCTACAGCCCGTGGATGCTCAACAGCAAGCGCGACCGCATAATCTATAGCCAAGTGACGGCCAGTGGAATCGTCCCATGTGACAACTTCCGGGCCATCAGCACGGTCATGCAGCATGGTTGCGCGGCCATTACCCCAACAAACAGCAAAGATTTCAGAGCATACGCTTGAGTTTCCTGATGTTTGGTCAAAGGCGAGAATTTCGGTTTCGGTTGCGTCTTTATCCAGCGCATACATAGGTATGCCCATAAAGTTACCAACGCGCGCGCGAACGCCTGGCATCACCTCAACTACTTCCAGCCGGAAATACTGCGCAAAAGCTTCGTTTGTAGCTGAAGCAAGTGCGAGAGCGTTCAGGTGGTTCAGAACGGTGCGGTTCGTGTAGAATGCCGTAGGGACATCAATACACGCATCAACCAGCGCGTTCAATTTGTTGAGTGTTACCGTAGCGCCAGCCGTTGCAATGGTTGAACCGTTCGAGACAAATGTCAGCGTCTGGTCTGTGCTCAATGCTGCGGTGTTGGGGCGAAGTCCATCAAATGCTTTCGGGTCTGTTGCCAGATCACCGGTGAAAGCATACTTTTTCAGGTTGAGACCAACCGACCGAGACAGCATAGAGAGCTGCTTTGCCATTTGGTTCTGACCGTCCAAAGTAGGGACGTTTACCAGTTTGCGGTCAATATCGACCTGTCCGCCTAAATATTTCAGGTGGATTGCGTCGCGGTTGAATCCGCCTTTCGATGCGGTATATGCCGCGTTTTCTGCACGGAAAGCAGCAGTAGGCAGATAGCCTTCCTTGCTGAAATCATAGCGCAGTGATGGGACTGTCTCAAAAGGTACGTTAGCCAAGCCGGGCGAAGTCTCAACGATAGTCTGAACTATCCCTCGCTTGAGCGTACTCTCTGAAGACTGTTCCACTTCTAAGAGTGTTACTGACATAGAAAAACCTCGTTATGTTTTGATACTTGCCCGGATGGGTTTGACTGAACTTGCCGCGAACGCGGTACTGTGCCGGGTTAACCGGCGAATAATTGCTACTGGCTGAAAGCGGTTGAGCCGTCAACCAGTATTATGTCACATCGCCTTAAAGACTTCTCCAATACCTGCGGCTATCCTTGACTGAGAATTCACAAGCTTCAACCCTTGCTGTGCCTGTTGCTGACCCCTGCCAAGGTCAGGCCCAGGTGTAGATGTAGCCACAAGCTTCGGATATTTCTTCAACAGAATAGCCGCAACGTCTGCGGGTTTCGCTGGTTGGTCGCCTGCGAACAAAGGCAAATCACCATTACGGAAAATCACGGTATCACCGTTTACATCTGCCGGGTAGTGCTTTGCAAGCATACTTTCAAACGCGTCTGCATAATCAGGATCAAGCTTCGCCGCGATTGCTGCTGCTTTGACCTCATTCAGCGCCGCGCTGATTTTCATGGCTTTAAGGCCTTCTTTCATCTTGGCTTCGTATTCCGCCTCAAGTCGTGCGCGCGCCATCTCTGGCGTTTCGTTCGTCTTCTGCTTCTTTGCAGGATCAACGGATTCATTCAGGGTTTTCATTCTGTCCCCAAAAACAGACATCATCTCGTTTAGCTTTGTTTTTGCCACGTCGATATCGGAGAACAATTCAGGAGCTTTCCCTTTCAGGTCAATTTTGATCTGATCGTATGCCGCAAACTGCCCTGCCTGTTTTGCTGCGTCGATTCGCGATTGAATCAAATCAGCTTTATCTTTCGGGATTTTAATCCCTTCCCATTCTACTTCTTCCATTTAACCCTCACTTGCTGGCTGTCCAGTTACTGTATTATGATCGGGGATTCCCGATGCGTCGGTAATATCGCTGACAAGTTTGTTTACGCTCTCAATCTCTGCGTCTGATTGCGCTTTCTCTTCCGGGCTTAATGTTAAGCCAATCTGCGCCAATAGATCGCGGGTGAGCTTCTTGACCTTGGCCTCTGCTGTGTCGCCAATGCCTATGCCAATAGCCTGGAGTATTACTTGCAATGTCTCAAGGAGGTTGCGCGGCTGGAACTCCCGGCGCATGGTGAATAGTTTGCCATCGTTTGGCTGGTTCATAATCATCAACCAAAAGCCGAGGGTCTGGTTCATCAGGTCTTCAACTGCCGTTGCCGCGATTTGGAGAACTGCATCAGTGTCGAGAAAGTCCCACTGTTTAGAATAGCCAGATACGTTCTGATTGTTTTCTTTATATCGTAGAGACGCTAACTCAGAGACGCGCTTGATGTTCCATTCAATATATCTGAAGTCACCGTCCAAGCCTGTGGATGGGTATCCTGCCCACCTGGTATCTTTCGACCCGTTAGGTTCTTTGATGTAGACCGTGGCCGATAGAGTCTGAATCTGTGCGTCAATATCAGACGCGCCATCTGGCACACAAAGGATATTCATGGCCTGATTTCGGATTTTCTGAGAAAGCACAGATTCTGCGTTCATCGTGACGAATTGCAGGGTAGCCACTGAGTCTATGATTGATGCCGCACCATGCCCAAGCCAAGCCTCTGCCACCGGGATAACACCCAATAGATTAGGCTCGCGAGAGCGGATTGCCATCTCGCCTTTGTCGTTATACCATGCTGTGATGAATTCTTCTGGAGTGATTAAAACAACCTTGTCAACTTCCCTGCGCTCGTAGTTGTCGCCGTATTCGCAGTGCTCGTCTTTGAACTTGAAAAACTTTACTTGGCCGTTTTCATAATCAAAGTCTAAAACATTTTCACGGGGAATAATACGAGAATAAGGCAGGCCCTCTTTCGGGTGGCCTTTAGGATATGGGAGGGTGAGAACATAGCACTTTCCGAGGCCGAGTAACTCCCATGCACAACCTGACGCGAAGTCTCGAATGGATGTATGCTCACCGTCGAAGTCGTTTACAAGTTCTGTGAAGCCGTCCGGTAGCGCCTCTTCGTTGATATCCGCACCGCCTCGATTTAGGTGGCCGACATACTCACGTAAAACCTTGCCAGATTCGCCACCGTCTACAGCCAAAACTACACGGTTAAAATAAGACTTTCGACTTTCGATCTGCTGGCGGACTACATAGGATGTGTCTTTCTTATCGTCGGATTCCTGACGACCTCTTAGTTGAGGTATGATGGTAGCGTATTTAGGCAGCTTCTCTTCGTCGCGTGATACAGTCCCTTGCAGCTTCCTGTCAATCGCTGCGCGCAGAAAATGCCAATGATCGATGCATTCTGTGTATTCTTCCGAATACTGCTTCTCTATTACTTTCTCAAGTGTCATCGTGCCCCAATATACGCTTTGCACGTATTTTCAGCTTTTCGTATTTCTTCCTGATGGGGTTCCTGTATTTGTTCTCTGCGATGTCGTCTGCGAGTTTCACCATGTCTTGTGGCAGGTAGTACGTCTTGCCCCTGTACCAAGTCCATGAGTCTTTTTCTGCCATTATGCAACGCGTACTTTAACGGCTGATGAGGTACGGTAGAGGCCACCGACTGGGATACCGCCAGTAGCCGCGGCTGCGTCGTCTGCGTAGTTGGGGAGTCCCGACCCAAGAATAGCGGTTGCGTATTGTTTCGCGTTAACTGCTACCAATACCGCCTGTAAGATGGTTCCAAGATTCAAGCCTGTCTCGTCTTTTAACTGCTCGTCGATCTGCGTTGCTACTGAATCTGGTATTTCGTACAAGGCCATTGCCCATCTAATATATTGATAATGATCTGTCAATATCAATTAAGAATACGCGAAGCTCACATAAAAGACAGTTTGCCGAAACTGACAGACGATTGGTTGAAAATCCCCATGACCATATACCTGAGACTATCAGCGGCATGGTCGTTAATCTTGATAACCTCTTCACCCTTGGCTCCTTCTTTCCACTGGTAGGATTGCAGCTCTGAGATCAGGTTCTGGCACGATCTATGAATCTTTATCTTGCGTTTTTCAATCATACCATAGAGTAGGTTAATACCTGCCTTGACATCCTTCTTTGCTGCCTCTGTGGGAATCCCTGCTCGCTTCAATACCTCTCGCTCACCCGCGTCATGGTCTGCATAGGTAGCCTCGACTCTGTTCTTGGTCAGCTCATTAATCACTAATGCGTGGCGGTCTACAGTCACACCGGCTTGATAAAGTTCATGGGTGATGTAGAGCGTGTCATCCGATGCCAGGCGACCCCATAAGCACACAAACGGATTAGTAAACCCAAAGTCAATTGCCCTGAAATACCTATCCCCTGTTGCGCCTTCATCGTAGACATTCTGCTCAGGGTCGAAGCAGTCATAAACCAAGCCTTTCAACTGCCCGAAGTTACCGTATAAAAACCTTTGCTTGTCCCGCTCGCTCATGCTCTCAAGGGTGGATAGGTAGGATGCTGATAGGTTGGCCGTGTTGTCGTATGGGTTCATCTGCAACCACGCCCATGAATCTGCGTCTGGTAACGAAGCCCCGCTGTCCGGGTCTATCTTCAACACAAAGGCTTTATGTGTCCAGTGTTTGACTGTAGGCGGGTTGAAGTCACAAACAAGCTTCGGTACTATCGGCCTGCCGTGCTCATAATGTGGGGTGCGGTCGTTGAGTCGCGTCCTGATTGCCGGGATGTTTGACCATGCCGCTTCTGAGGCTTCGTTTATCCATGCCGTGCCTGCCTCAGATCCTAGAATCTTGTCTATCTCTGACGGGTGCAGGCCGCCGATTCTGATAATAGAGCCGTTGGTATATTCGCACAGAGCCGGCTGCTTGTAAATCCTACAATGGCCGCGCATCTGGTCTCCCTTCAAAATCGGTAACATTGTCTGGAGCCATACCGTGTCGCGAGCGTCTGCCATGGTCTTGCGTAGGATGAATTGAAGCACACCGGGGAACTCAATGGCCCTTTGCCTGAACTTATGCCCGATAGTGTAAGATTTACCAGACCGAGAACCACCAAGCAAAGCTATCTGCCTGGTCTTGCTGTCAGAGAGTATCGCGAATGCCTCGGCCTGTTTGGCTGTAAATGGCATTACTCTTTAGCGGTGATGGGGAGTTGTTCGTATTCTACTTTGAGCGGTTTGCCGTCTTTGCCGGTGATTTCTAGCTTGTCTGTCAAGATGCCTGAGAACTTTGCCAGAAGCTCAGATGCCTTTATTCTGTAGCTCATCGGCAGGTTTTCGTCTGTCTGAACGCTGCGCCATAGCTTCAATACGTGTTCGGCATCGGTGTCTTTTGCAGCGTCTCTGCGGGCTTGTAGGAGTCTGCTAATCTCGGCCTTGACACTACCATTTACTACCAACCGAGCCCCGGCGACATCCGCCCTTTGCTTGTAACCTGCGCGCCGCGCTGCTTCTGATTGGTTCAGCGTCTCTATGTATGCCGCAACGAACCTTCTGCGGCGTTCTGAGAGCTTTTGTTTAGCCATTATTTGAATTGATGTGCAGTAATGCAGATTATCAGATTCATTAAGGCAAAACCCACTAAGACCAACGCCATACGCGGCCATGCTTCGATGATTAGCTTTTTGACTTGCTTAGCTGCCTGTGTGTACTCTTCTACTGCGTCTTTGAAGGTTCTCATCTTCTATAATTACTCCTCATCTGGTAGAGGGCACCAATCTGGTATAGGTTCCGTTGTATCTCGCCACCATTTTGTCTTTGCTGCTCGTTCAGTCATATTGGCTATTATTCAGGGTCTTGAATGGATGGGGCATTGTCCAGAACCCGCTTTGCCTCTGCTACTGTCGCCCGCTTGCTTTGTATTTTGATGCTGTCAGGTTTTACCGTGCCAAGTTCTGTCTGCGACCCGTCTTGATGCACCATTACCGCGACATGCTTTGTAGTGCCTATAACCTCTGCAAACAGCTCCTCAATCCATCCCCTGTGGGGCTCGGCCATGGGCTTTTTTAATAGGTTCTCGAAGTATGCTATTCTTTCTGCTTTCATTTTAATACCTCAAAGGCAAATGTTTTCTTGTTCAAATCAATAATGATTACCGTAGATTTCTTGCCACAAGGGCTTTCATGGACATATACAATAGTACATGGTTCATGATTTACAAAGCATGGCTGGCCTGCCCACATCTAACGGAATACCGCCCATGCGATTATGCCCGCGATGATCGCCGCTTCTACTGCTATGATGGTCTTGAGGTTATTGATTTTCTTGGGTGCCTTCTCCGACAACGCAGCGGCCTTGAGCTTCACCTGTGCTACGGCGTTGTGTGCTACCGGCATCTCAAATTGGATCTGCTCGCGCTTGGTGCGGTCTTTTTCTTGTTTGTATCTTGTTTGACTCATAGTTAAATGCCGGTACTAGCGGTAAAAATTCAGGCCCACAGGATGTAGGAAAACCCGCGTTCCCGGCGTCCTTGTTTGCTCTGCTGATTTGGGTTGTCAACCATTATTGATAATAACTTATCATTTGCACGAACCAGGATCTCAGTATATTCGGGGCTGTCTGGTTGGTTCATGGTTTGGCCTCTGC